AAAATACAAATACTTACAGTTATGGAACAACGTGCAAAAGTAATGGGTAAGAATGAAGTTGTAAAAATAGCTAAACGAGCAAAGAAGGTATTGAAAGATGGCAATCAAAAAACCAAAGCCAAAAAGAAAAAAAGGATCACCTAAACCAACTAACCCTAGCCTTTATGCAAGAGTAAAGTCAGAGGCCAAACGTAAGTTTAAAGTATACCCTTCAGCATATGCAAATGCATGGTTAGTTAGGACGTATAAAAAACGTGGTGGTGGCTATAAATGAGTTTAAAAGAATGGTTTGGAAAAGGCCCAAAAGGTGATTGGGTTGATATAGGTGCTCCAAAAAAGAAGGGCAAGTTCCAAGCCTGTGGTCGTAAGTCTACTAAAACAAGTAAAAGGAAGTATCCTAAATGTGTGCCAAGATCTACTGCAAGGAGCATGAGCAAAGGTCAGATCAAGAGTGCTGTTGCAAGGAAGAGAGCAAAAGCACAAGGGGTCAAAGGCAAGCCTACAATGGTCAGGACTTTCAAAAAAAGAAAGAAAGCCGTAAGAAAAAGGACTAAAAAGTAATGGCAGTATCAGGGACATACAACTTTAATCTAGATATAGATGAAGTTATTCAAGAAGCTACAGAAATGATTGGTGGTGAAAATACTCTTGGACATGAGCCAGCATCTGCACGTAGATCTTTAAATCTTATGTTAAAGGATTGGCAAAATCGTGGTGTTATGTTATGGACAACTTCAGTATCTTCCATAACTGTTACTGCAAGCACAGCTTCATACTCTTTATCAGAATCAACAATAGATGCATTAGAAGTTGTTATTAATAGAGATGATACAGATTTACAATTAGAAAGAATTAGTTCAGAAGAATATTTACTTATACCAAATAAAACACAAACAGGTAGACCTAATCAATATTCTATTCGTAGAGAAAGAGACAATCCTGTTTTACGTGTATGGCCTTTACCAGATAATTCCACTGATGTTTTAAAATTAGAAATAATAAGTGAAATACAAGATATAAATAAATCAGCAGAACAAAATGCTGATATACCTAAAACATTTTTACCTTGTTTAACTATGGGTTTATCATATCATTTAGCTATGAAAAGACCGGGAGTTCCTGAAAGTAGAATTAATTTTTTAAAAGTTAATTATGAAGAAAATTTAGCTAGAGCAATGCTTTATGATAGAGAATTAGCTTCTATGAAAGTTGTTCCTAAATTAAGGTATTTATAATGGCAAGCACTAAAAATGCTTTAGCTATGTGTGACATTTGTGGATTTGTATATCCACATCGAGTAATGAGAATGAATAGCTATGGCATGTTAGTATGCCCCCAAGATTATGAAGGACAATACGATTTAAAAAATCATCCACAAAATAGTATTCCAGATGTTAGAGATAATCCATCTATAAAAGATCCAAGACCAGATGATCAAGGAAGAAATTTAACATGGGATCAAGCAGCAAGTACTTATGATTCAACAGAAAAGTTTTGGCAACAGATATGACAGATTTAACAGGAAAACTTATTTCAAATACTTACAAACAACTTATTCTTGTAAGTTCGGCTGTTAGTAATACAGGTGTAGAAACATCACTTAAACCTGTACAAACAGGAGATGGTACTAATACAGCACTTAAAGTTGCAACAAATGCTGTACAAGTTACTGGAGCTTTAGCAGTAACTGGTTCTGTTTCTCTTGATAATAATCTTCATGTAGATGATAGAGTATGTGCTTCTGCATTTTATGGTGATGGATCAAATATTACAGGTATAACTGCTGCTGTAGCAGGTAATATATCAGTTAGTAATGCTGTAATAGGAGGAACATTACAAGTATCTAGTACTGCAACTATAGTAGGAGCTACACATTTAAAATCAACTGTTACTGTAGGTGGTGCAGCAAACTTTGGTTCTACTGTAACTGTAGAAGGTAAAGCTGTATTTAAAGATGATGTATCTGTATCAGGAGCAGCTAACTTTG